GTGGATGCCGCTGAACTGGATGCGAGGTGGACTGAGTTTATAGCAACTCAGGGCGCTGAGGTTGAGCGGGAGATCCTCACGGAGTTGGAGGAAACGGCGCATCTGTTCGACACTACGGACGGTACGCATGCCAAGTGGTCGGCGGATGGGATCCTTGGTTTGCTGTTGGTGTTCAGCGAGCAGGAGGCGGAGTGTCTGTTGGCTGCGTTCTACGCGGCCATGGACGGGGTCGATGAGGCGCAGGCCGCTTTCGGTGTGTGGGTTACTTCCCTAATGGGAATGGTCCGCCAGTGTCTCGCTGTAGAGGATTAAAGATTGTTCCGTTTGCCCTAACCATTCGGTGATAGCAGGGTGACCTGCTACGGCTTTGATTATTTTGCCACGGATGGTGTCTCGTCTGCGCGCCAGTGTGGTTTTGGGGCATCCTAGTACGGCTCCGGCTTTGCGTAGCGAGAGGCGTTCGATGAGTAGCCGTTCGGCTATCCACCGTTCTTCGGGTTCTAATGCTTCGATGGCTGCGCCCAGCACTTCTTTGACTTCTAATGTTTCTTCTAGGGTGGGGGTGCTGCTGGTGTGGATGCCGTCGGGGCGTTCGGTTTGCATCCGTTCGATGTCGGTGTCGTAACGTACGTCGGCGGGTAGGGCGTTGTAGAGGGCGCGGTTCAGCCAGTTGCTTTCTTCTTCGTCGCCGCTGTCTCCGCTGAGCCAGCCGGGGTCAATCGGAAATTCTCGTTGCGTCCCCATCGGGCGTCCAATCAAACATGTTTGTCTTCAACTGCCAGAACGGCTTCTCGCCGCCCGGGTCTTTGAAGGTTCCGATGGTTGCTTGGTCGCTTTTAATTAGTTGACGCAGTTTTTCTTGCGTGGCTATCGTGTGTAGTTCACGGGTTGAGTCCCAGAAGAAGTACAGGACGGGCAACAGGGGGTGCCAGATTGTTTCGATGGTCACATATTTTTCGCACTTGAGTTTGACCCCTTTGCGGGGGGAGCAGCCTTGTACTTCTACGAAGTAGTTGCCTGCCCAGATGTAGTCGGGGGTGTACCGCACTCCTAGGGGTAGTCTGCTGACGGGGAATGGTGGACGGTTCAGCCCGTATCTGATCCATTCTCCGCTGTTGCGTTCAAACGCTGCTTCGGAGTCGTCGCCCATCTTGTCGAAGCGTGTCTGCCACGACTTGGCGGCGAAGTTCTGGTACTTGGTGTCGTCAGTCTTTCCGCTCATCTACCTTCACCGCCGATATGCGAACTACTTGGATGTCGTCTGCCCATGCTACTTTATTTAGTGCATCTAATGTGAGTTTTATATAGTTGTCTAAGTCTCCACGCAACGTCTTGGCATCATGCGGAGACTCTACCACGGTCAGCAGCGTGCATGTGGGACTGTACGCCACAAACACTTCGACGGGTCCTTCGATTTGTTCACCGACCTGTTGCCGCCACGCCTCGGCCACATAGTCTTCCTCTATCAGCGTCTCCTTCGGGGTGAACACATGCCCCTTCTTGGTGTGGCGCGGGCGCGCCTTCACCTTGGGGCGACGTTCGATAACCACGCTGTACGTCTTCACGAGGTGCCTTTCGGTTCCCATGCCAGTCTCTTAGCGTCCAACACCATCTTCCACAGCCGCTGGCGCCCATCGGGGCGCCGCGCATACTTGCCGCCCCACTCTTTGTCTGCCAGTTCCAGTTCCCCGGCGACAACCGACAGATCGTGCCCCTCTCTGATCATGGCACATGCCAAAGAAAACAGGGTGGCGGATCTGTCGCCGTGTGGCTTGTCGACAGTGCGGCGAGGACCGTTCTTTCTGATAGCCCCTGACAGCCCCCTCAAGGTCACGCCGTAAGCGGCGCCCTGCGGCATGCGCTCTTCCTCTGGGAGAGCCTCAGGGGGGCTGTACAGGGCTGTGACGGCCTCCCATGCCTCTGGGGTGACCAGATTTTCCATCGCTTTCTTCGTGAACGAATGCACAGGGATCATGCTGAACGTGGCATCCGGGTTCGTCATCTCGTTGTAACCGCCCTTCGGACGGTTCTTCCCGTAAGGCAGACGCACCCCGTTGCCCCACCCACGATCCGACAGTTCAACCTGTTTAGGATTCACTTCCTTGGTGGGTGCCCCAACCACATCGCATGCTGCGATCAACCCCGTCCGCACCTCTGGCGCTGGCATCTCCTTCGTGAAGAACACCCACAGGTGGTAGCCCTTGGAACGCGAGCGTTCCACATGGGACGTGACCCCCACTTGGCGCAGCACCTCGTGGACGTTGCGGGCGTGGACGAACGACTCTTGCAACCCGGAGTCCCAGTCGACACACCCCCAGTACACCTTGAACCCGTCGCCTTGGTGGAAGAGGGGGTACACGCCGATCTGTGGTTCCCTCAGCAGGTGATCTTCGACTACCCCTATGAAGTCTTTGCCGTCGGCGGCAACGAAGCCGCCGCTGTCGGTCTGCCACGGACGGAAACCCTTGGAATCGGCGGGGTCATCGATGGCTACCTTGCCGCCACGGAACAGCAACGCAAACTCGAATACGACTTGGGAGTCGATGTCATCCATTGTCGGGCACCAGTTCTTCCCAGTACGGGTGAACGTGCCCGCATTCGGGATCCAAATAGTACGTTTGATCCAGCAGCCGCGCTGTGCGTTTGTTCTTACACAGATTCAGGTTCACGCTGTTGGTGTGGTAGGTTTTCTCCCAGTCGGACAGGTCGTAACGGTCACGTTTACGGTAAACCTCCACCACAAAGATCGCTTCCTGTTCACCTCCGTACCGTCCAGCGTGGATCCCGGCTGGTTGCCCGGGCTGTCCTGCCCCCCGGCCTGCCTGATGCACCAGCCCGATGGGTACACGCTGCGCCTTCGCCCACCGTTTCACAGCCTGCGCCTTGGAGGTCACACCCGTAGCGTCAGCGTCGCCGCCGGGAAGCAACTCCAAGTAGTCCATCATGCAGAACGACGGGTTGCATCCCCACCATTGGCGTGCCTCTTCCATGACTTCCGTCATGGCTTCCAGCGATAGTGAGTCGTCCACTACGGCGACACGGGACAGTTCGTTGGAGGCTGCCTCCTTCAGTTCCGTCAGGACTGCCTTGTCGCCAGACTTGATCGCTTCCTCCACCTCCGTGGAAGACTTGCCTTGGAGCAGGCAGAACAGTTTCATCACGACCAGTTCCCGCGGTTCGTCCATGGCGAATATCACGACATGGGCCGACGGGTCGTTGATCAGGTTGGTGACTATGCCATTCAGCAGCACCTGCGATTTGCCAGTGTGGCTGCGCCCTACCACCAGCAGCACTTCGCCTTTGCCGATGCCGCGGGTGGCGAGGTCTATCTCTGGGAAGCCCAGATACCAGCGTTCAGCCGGGTTGCGGATGAACCCGACGAGGTTGTCCACGACTGCCGTGGTCGCTGACCAGCGGCGCGGTGCTTTCTTATCCGAAGGGGAACCGACCGCCCCACCGCCGTGGACTGCGGCGAGACGGTCGGCTACCTGTTCGGGGGTTAGAACGTCCACGATTTATGTACAGTGTACAAAGACTAGCCGCGGATCTGCGCCCCAATGGAGGCCAGTTCGTCAGCGGTTTTGCCTGTGAACGGGCACACAAACCAGTCGGGCACCTGTGATGAACCGTCGGGCTTCGTCAACCAGATGCCCTTGCCGTCACCGCGGCGCTTGTAGTCGGGACCCTTCTTGTTGAAGGCGGCGGCGGGGTCCAACTTCTTCTCCCAGTTGGGTGGCCACCAGTTCGACTGGTTGTTCATCAGGTCAGTCCAGAAGTCCGCCATCGCACCGCCTCCGACAACGGGCGCACTACGGGGCTTATTCCCGGCGGCTGGCGCCGCCACGGCAGGAGCCGCCGTGTTCCCGGAAACGCTTTTCTGCAACCTCCGGACACCCTGTTCGGTGATCTCGTAGCCGATACCTAGCGCCTCGTAGTTCGCCATCTCAAGCGTGCTGCCCCATTCGGCAATCTGCTCAGCAATAGCGTCTTGCGACATCTCGTCGTCAACGGTGATGGTAACGGAACAGGATGCTTCCGCTGGTTCGTAGTCACCCGTCTGGATGACCTGCCTGCGAAACACCGTAAAGGTGTTCTCTGTTTTCTTTGTTGCTGCTGCCATGGGTCTACCTTTCTATAGTTGGTTCCATGGATCTGGTCCCGCAAACCTACCTCTGCATGTAGCCCATGCCCCACACCATTTGGGGGCACAGTGCCAGCCCGTCATGTTCAACGGCCATACTGGCAGGTCTGCGGAAATGAGGGTGCCTGCGGAGCGGGCCAATGCGACCAGACTGGCCCACTCGGCAGGTCCAAAATCAACTAGGGTGCGATGGACGGCACCCTTTACTAGATGCACGAACTCAAACTGCAACGGCTCCGTCAATCCGTTGTCAGCCTGCGACGCTACGGCCCAAGTGTAGGCCGCAGCCTGTACCGACCAACGCTTCTTCTCCCACTCGTCCGACGGCTTACGGCCCGGGTTCTTCCAATCAACAATGGGCCGGGGAAATTCTTGGACACAATCAATGGTTCCCTGCAACCAGATTTCCGGCTTGTGATCCACAACGAGCGGCAGTTCAAACTTCCACTCAACAGCGATGGGGTGTACATCCGGCATAACATCTTCCCACCACGCCGACGAGTTGAGTTTAATAATCTTCTCCGGCTCACCCTTTTTATGGTTCCAACGAACGATGTTGTTCTTGTTGTCGTCCCAGTATTCCATCGACGCACCGATGGTGTCGTTCAACGACAAGGGTGTCCCCGTCTGCATCTTCT